GCTAATGTTTTATTAAATAATTTAAATGTCATACTGCTATCCCCCAATCTACTCGACTGATAGTATCTCTTACAGTCTGTTGTCTTCGATTTAATACAGATGCAATATTCTTAGGGTCTTGTCTTTTGCCTATTGGTGCATGACTAGACCAGTCCGTAAGAGCATTGTAAACTGCCCAAAAGTTATTACCTAATTTTTTAGAATATATTTCTTTATAAACTTTCCATAAGTATTGAAAGTTTTTATTCATTGGAACTTCACTTGAAACATGATTATATAAAGTACCTTCACCTGTCCATGATGCAATATGTGGTAAAGCAGATTTCCAACCAACTGTTCTAGCAAATATTTCAAACACTTCCCAAGTAATAGCAGAAGTATTGTGCCATTTAGTCCATAGTTCTCGCTCGCTTTCAAATACATCTAAAGCTTTTGATATAACACTAGCACCATGATTAATATCTAACCCTTGTGTATGTTTAGATTTAAACAAACATACTGTGCCGTCAGTAAATATCTGAGTATTCAAGCAAGCATTTTGTAATGCACCAACACTAATTAAGAATGGAAAAGTACTATCAAATGAAGTAGTTGCTAACAACTGAAGTGAAGCAGTGTCTCCATCTGGAGTAGTATATTCATGAGTAGGCATATTGTATCTAACAAAAGTTCTGCTACCATCATGAGATGTTGCAATATCTTCAGTAACATTAGTAAGATTTAAGTCGGATCTTTCTAAGATACTTCTAGTAGTATCTATCATGTGTTTAGGTGCTACTGCTTTATAATTTTTACCATGAACACCTAGCTCAACACCAGTATCTGTACGATATATAACTTTTTTCTTACTGATATTTAATGTATCTGTACCTGTATCATACATTAATGGTGTGGTAGCTATATTAAAATTAGCAGAGCCATAGCCATTATTTCTTAACACACTTACATCTTCATTGTTTGTAAACATATTAGTTACATTAGTCATAATATTTTCCTTTTGGTTAAGGGTTAATTTAAATTAATCTATTGTTTCTTTGCCTTCATCATCTTTAATACTTTTAAAACTAACTGATCTTCCTTGTTTATGTTCCATATTAATAGCCCACAATCCTATGTGCATAACATAAAAACATTCGCCTTTTGTAAAACTAAATTTTCTTTGTAAGTTTTTACGCTTACGAATAATAAATGATCTTCCAAACATTTTATTTTTATTTCTTTTAAACTTATTAAGTTTAAAGAATATAAAAACTAATACACTTATTAATACATTTGGTACAAAATAAATAACATTTTTCATAATATTCTCCAAGAAATTTAAATAATTTAAAAGGTATTATATCATAATTTAAAACAAAAGTCAAGCGGTAGTTTCGGTTTGAAGGCTTAAACTACCAAAGAGCCTTGTTACTTTCACAGCTTGGATACGGCTCAGAAGCCCTAGATTTACGCTGTAATCCTCTAGTATTTCTATTCCCTACTCGTAACAACAACAATCATACCTTATTAAGTTTTTAAAACATTCACAAGTGAATGTGTTTTAAAAACTTATAAGGTATTTAATAATTAATATATAATTGTTTCAACTTCATCATGTGTTACCATAACTATTCTAGCACCACAAGATAATATAGGTTTATCAGTAGTAGATTGTATAACTTCTACCTCACCCTTGACTATAGCTTTATGACAGTAAGTATTTGATTTACTTGTCTTTACTGTAATCGCAGGTTTATTTTCACCATTCTTTAAATTAGATTTAATAATGTGTTGATTTACATGGATATATGTTTTCATGATCCTTCTCCAATATATTTATCTTTAAAGTTTTTAATATCTTCTTCAAAAAGTTTATTAAATTTTATTTCCATGTGCCATACTTTTTCACCATCATTAGATAAGTTATGCATATCACGAACATGAAAGCTATCTAACTTAGTAAACTGTTCAAAGAAATCACCACGAAAAGTTTGTATCGTCGCTTTAATCTTAGCATACGGAAAATTAAACTCAAGTATATCTACTGTTGCTGTATCTAAACCATCAAATAACTCTCTTGCTACTAATAATCTATAATCACCTTGCATCATTTATCTCCTCAATAGTTACATCGTCAAAACCTTTATTAAACCATTCAAATGAAGCATCGTAGGCTTCTTCATAGGTATCATAATAATGATCAATACTATTTACCCATAATATATATCCACTCATATTATAGTTCTCCATTATCCATTGCAATTTGTCTCATTGTTTCATATTCTTCTTCTGCCACGACACCTTCCAAATAATCTTCATCTTGTTGTTCTTCCTCGCTTTTATTTATTTCTTCTATCTTTATTAAGTTTATTAGTTCTGGATATGATAAGAACAAACCATCATTATCAATACTAAACTGAACAGTGCCAATACTAGTACACCATATTTCAGTAATAGTTTTATCACCAATAGTATCACCTACTACAATATAATCTGTAGTATTAGTTTTTAATTCATTTAATTTTAATTCTCTTGCTACTAATAATCTTTGATTATCGCTTATCATTATCTCTCTCCTTTAAACATTTAAGTGCTACATGGTCTAGTTGTGGTTGATATGCCAAATCAATACCCTTTTCATAGTCCACATCATAAAGATCATCATCTTTTGGATCATCTGCTCTCCATGTTATAGTGTGTTCACACTTCTTATAAAATTGTCGCTGAGTTGTAATAAATTCCCAAACCTTTTCTTTGGTAGAAAAAGATAACTCTTCAAAGTTTTCAAATAGTAAAGTCAAGTGTGGTGCATCTGTTGTTAATACAAAACAGTCATCTACTTTATCCCTACTTATCCAATAGTTAATTGTCATATCATCTATACTCCCAATAGATAGTTAATGTGAACTTCCGAAACATGATTGCCGTCTCTCCAACTCTTAGACTTAGTAGCTAGATTGTTACACCAATCATTCCATAAATTTTCAGTGCCATACTTATGACATAGTTTAATATAATTTTCAATCTTTTGTTTGTTAGACTCTAAACCCTTGATAGTCTTAACATTTTTATTTAAGACAAGTGTCTTAGGATCTATCTCATACATTCTAATATTATGAATATCCATACAGCCAACTAATCCCATAGTCAATTGACACAAAAATCCCGCTTTAACTAAAGCTAGTCCATCAATTCTTAGAAATACTTTCATAAGACTATATGCTTTAGCATCATCTGATTTGTAACTATTCGATATAGCTAACACTTGGCTATATAACTTATGCTTATTAGAATTCAAGTACTTATAAGTCTTTGATTTAACTCCCCACAAAAACTTGGAATTAATACCATTTTCCTTGACATCTTTTAGCTGATCACCACATGACAACCAATTCTGTTGTATGCTAACACTAACTAGCATAGCAACATTCATCAAATTATCTGCGGATTGCATAGCATATTCTTGGCATTTTATCGCATGATTGTTATACATAATCTATTACTCCCACTCAATAAATATATCTTCACCATTTTTATCCATTGCAAATACTGCACCATCAGAACAATAACCTTGCAAAGCCTCTACTAGACAACCAAATTGATCTCTAGCATCATCTATAGTCATAACTATTGTACTACCACCAAAAAAAGGCTCATATCTAATATGTGTAACATTCGCTAACTTATCTGCATTTGCCATATCGGACTCCATCACAACATTTATAATTAATTAATTTTTAAAACATTCACAAGTGAATGTGTTTTAAAAATTAATTAAAATATATTAATTATTTATTATTATTATTATTTATTTGTTATTAATCAAAATCCCATTCAGTATCTTGATGCTCTTGTTCAACGGCAATTAATATATCTAAAGGATTATTATTCTCATCTTGATGCGAAGCTAAGTCTAACATAAAATCAGTTAGATAAACTCTCTGTCTTTCAAGGCTTTCAGCTTTTGATTTTTCCATAAGCTCAATAAGTTCTCTCATAATATTATATCCTCAAAGTTAAGTTATTGATTACAAAGTTTTTTGTATTGCTGTCTAGCTTTTGATCTAATTCTTTTCTTTTGTCTTTTAGTTTCAGACCTAGATAAACTATTTACTTTTTCTAATTTTTCAGATTTATACATTATCACCGCCTAACTGTTTGATTACTTTAATCTTATCCCATACAGATCTCTTGATCTTTTGGGTGGAGATCAATCTAGGATCATCATGAATAGATTTTAATTTAACCCACTTCCAACCCATCTGAGCTATATCAACTATTCTATATCCAGATCCTATTCTAGGGATTTCATTATCAACATGGATCATTAATCTATCATCAGTATTATATTTCATATTTAAAACTCCATCAAAGTTTATAAGATTATAATATAGAAATATATATTATACAAGCCTATCAAAACATTTTTGTGTATAAATTAATAAAAAAAAATAAAAAAGCCTAGTAGATAATAAATATCTACTAGGCTTTGAAGGTTACTTAGAAGCTAAAGCTTCTAAGATTTGGTCAAGTTTAGACTCTAAAGAGTCTACTCGATTTGTCAAAGTAGGTTTCTTTGAAACCTTCTTTGCTACAGTTTTCTTGGCAACAGGTTTCGAAGAAACCTTTTTAGCTTTTGAAGCCTTCGAAGAAGGCTTTTGAACTCTTGCCAAAATTTCTTTTGGCACAACTTCACATTCAAAATACTTTTGAATGTCGCCATGAGTCAATTTACACTCTTTACCATGTAAAGAGTTTAAAATTGCGTTGAAAACTTTCACTTTGCCAAATCTTTCAGATTTGTCAGAAGCTGTCAAGGTAGCAAATCTATTTGCTACAGCCCAGATTTGCTTCTTCGAAGCAATTCGATTTGAGTCGATGTTTGAAAAGTCAGCCATAGGTATTCTCCTTGAATTGTGAAAATAAAGATAAAAAAACTAATAATCCCTTTAGGTCTTATTAGTTTTTTTATCATTTTCACATAATTCAAGAGAGAATACCTAGCCCAAAAAGGTTTTAAAGTTTCTTTTAGAAACTTTAAAACCTTTTTGAATTTCGAAGTTTTTGAAGCTTCCTAGCCCTATTTAATCTACGATTAAAATTCTTATAAGTCTTTGAGACTTATAAGTAAATATTAAAGAAACTCTTAGTTTCTTTAAAGACTTAGAAATCTCTCAAACTGTAAACTAGGTTTACAGCTTTGAAGTCTCCGAAGACTTTAAAAGTCTTCAAAGCGTGTGTGTGTAATTTATTAGACTAAAAGTCTAATAAATTTATAGAACTTTTAAGACTCTTTAGAGTCTTTAAAGTTATGGGGGCAGGTTGCCACCCCCCACCCCCCCTATATATATTAAATCTTATACATTTTGAGCCAAAATCAATTGTAAACCAGATTGAGTCGCAGACTTTAAAGTGCTTCAAAGGGGAGGGGTTGGAGACAAATAAGGTAGGATGAGTGATATAACTATATAACGGGGGGGACACTAATATCTATTATACATCTAATTTAGCAATTTGTCAAGTTTTCTTTATATTATTTTAGAATAAGACTTGACAAACTTATAATATAGGTGTATAATATAGGATATGAAGAATAAAGAACTTACAGAGAAGCAAGAACTATTCCTTAAACACTTACCAACTACAGGAGGTGATCCGAAAAAAGCTGCACAACTAGCAGGATATTCGGAATCTAGCTATCCTGCAGTTGTGAAAGCTTTAAGATCTGAGATTATTGATATAGCTACAGGCATCTTAGCACAGTCTGCACCCAAAGCAGCTATGAAGCTTGTAGACATTATGGACTCAACGCAACCAATACCACAAGCTAATGTAAGAATACAAGCAGCTCAAACGATTCTAGATAGAGTTGGATTGGGTAAAAAAGATACACTAGATGTGAATGTAAATGATACAAGTGGATTGTTTATATTACCGACTAAAAAAGAAACAATTATAGATGGTGATTATGAAGAGGTCGAGTAGTACAATACCATTTGGTTATAAATTAAACAAAGAAGATAATACTAAGCTAGATAAAATACCAGAAGAACTAGAAGTATTACAATCTATAGTACCCATGATAAAAGATAAAACTTTATCACTTAGAGATGGGAGTGCTTATTTATCACACATGACAGGAAGATCAATCAGTCATGTAGGTTTAAAGAAGATAATAGAGAAAAGAAACTTTGAATAAAGAAGATTGGGAATTAAATCCTGAGAACTATGCTACAGATGCTGAAGGAAACTTTATATTAAAGAAAGATGGAACTCCCAAGAAAAAGACAGGGAGAGCTAAAGGTTCTAAGGGCAAAGGGTATAATTACCATTCAGAAACAAAAGCTAAACAGGCTGCAAAACGATCAGTACGAGAAAAGCAAAAGAAACTAAAAAGTGCTCAAGCTAAAGTAGATAGATATAAAAAATCTATACAAAAAACTAATGAAGCTCTAAAAGAAGATGGAGTATTCAGCAAAGAAGAGCTTGCAGCCTTACCTAAGTCTTTACGTCAAGAAGCAGACAAGAATGTAATATTCAAAGCTAATGTAGGTCCTCAAGAAGATTTCTTAGCTGCAGGCGAAACAGATGTATTGTATGGTGGTGCAGCAGGTGGTGGTAAATCATATGCAATGATTGTTGATCCACTCCGATATGCTCATAAATCAAAACACAGAGCATTAATACTAAGAAGGTCTATGCCAGAACTTAGAGAACTCATAGACAAGACAAGAGAATTATATCCCAAAGCTTTTAAGGGTGCAAAGTACCGAGAAGTAGAAAAGCTTTGGAACTTTCCAAGCGGAGCAAAGATAGAGTTTGGTTTCTTGGAAAGAGATGCAGATGTGTATCGTTATCAAGGTCAAGCATATTCATGGATAGGCTTTGATGAGATTACACATCTACCTACAGAATTTTCATGGAACTACTTAGCATCTCGTTTAAGAACGACAGATCCTGAGATAGTTCCGTATATGCGTTGTACGGCAAACCCAGATGGTGTAGGGTCGTATTGGGTCAAGAAGCGATATATAGACCCTCACCCTCCAAACTTGGCTTACAGAGGCTCTGATGGGCTTTCTAGGCGATTTATTCCTGCTAGGTTAGATGACAATCCATATCTAGCAGAAGATGGCAGATATGAGCAAATGCTGAAAGCATTGCCGCCAACTCAACGACAACAATTACTAGAAGGTAACTGGGATGTTGCAGAAGGTGCAGCATTTACAGAGTTCGATAGAAATGTTCATGTAGTTACTCCTTTTGATATACCTATATCTTGGGAGCGTGTAAAAGGCATTGACTATGGATATGCATCAGAATCAGCTTGTGTTTGGGGTGCAGTAGATCCTAGTGATGGAACATTAGTAATATATAGAGAACTATATCAAAAGAATCTATTAGGAACAGAATTAGCAGATCTAATAACTAATATGGAACTAGCAGATCCTTTTTCAGTTGCAGGTGTCCTTGATACTGCCTGTTGGAATAGAACAGGAACAACTGGTCCTACAGTAGGTGAAACACTTGTTCGTGCAGGTCATAAACTACGAAGGGCTGATAAAAATCGTATTCAAGGCAAAATACAAATCCATGAATACTTGAAGATTACTCCAAGCGGAAGACCACGATTACAAATATTTAATACTTGTCCTAATCTGATACGAGAACTTCAAAGTATTCCTCTGGATAAATCAAATCCAGAAGATGTAGATACAAAAGCTTCTGATCATGCTTATGATGCTCTTAGATATTTAATTATGTCTAGACCTAGAATGAGTAACCCCTTAGATAGAATGAGACAATTAAAACTAGAAAAGTCTTATCAACCCTCAGACTCAACATTTGGATATTAATTATGAAAAAACAAAATAGAATGAAATATAATCAAGGAAGTCTAGTAACTAAAAAATCTATTGGTGATTTAGATATAAGTTTAAGTGGATCAGCAGAGGGTGGCATAGGATCAGGTAAAAGAAACTATTTTGGATCTGCTTCTGCAACTGCAAAATATGGTCCATTAAGGTTTACTGAAACAAGAAGTATAGATAGAATTAAAAATAAATATGGAAGTAATAAATTTAAATATAAAGATAAAGAACTTAGCTATACTCACACAACAAAAAATAATGCAAAAATTACAGCTTCTGTAGGTAAAGACCGAGCAACACTAAGCATATTTAAAGAATTACCATAAAGGATAATTAAATGAAAGAAGAAAATTCATTAATGCAAAATGCAGATGAAATATATTTTAAACCTGTTGAAGGTGAGTCTGCATTACAATTAGAGTTAGAAAACGACATAAGATCTAGACTTGTAGGTTTAATTGAAGATCGTTATCAACAAGCAGAAGATGCAAGAGATCAAGATGAAAGAAGATGGCTAACTGCTTATCATAACTTTAGAGGCTTATATCCTAAACACATTAAGTTTCGTGAATCAGAAAAATCTAAAGTATTTATTAAAGTAACTAAAACAAAAGTACTTGCAGCTTTTGGACAGCTTGTAGATGTTATCTTTGGAACTGGACAGTTTCCTATAGGTGTTACAGAAACTAAAATTCCAGAAGGTATTGAAACCTACAAGCATTTAAGTTTAAGCCCCTCAGACATAGAAAGTTCCGAAGCTCCGCCTGAACAAAAACAAAAAGAAATGGTAAATCCTTTTGATGTAGGATTTGAAGGAGATGGTAAGGTATTAAAAGCAGGGGCTACTTTTTCTAAAGGTGAATCTCTTTTTGAAGATGAAATAAAAAAAGCAGGTCTTACATTTAAAGAAGGTCCAAGTCCAGATCCAAAAGCATTAGAAATATCTCCTGCTAAAGAAGCTGCTAGAAAAATGCAAAAGCTTATCCATGACCAAATAGAAGAATCAAATGGATCAAGTGAGTTACGCAATGCTATATTTGAATCTGCATTATTTGGTACAGGAATAGTAAAAGGTCCATTTAATTTTAATAAAGAAATAGGTAAATGGAATACAGATGAAACAGCAAAGACTCGTACTTATACTCCTGTATCAGTTCGTGTTCCTCGTATAGAGTTTGTAAGTATATGGGATTTCTTTCCTGATCCAACTGCAACAACAGTAGAAGAATGTGAGTTTGTAATTCATAGACATAAATATAATAGAACACAACTTCGTGCATTATCTAAAATGCCTTACTTTGATAAAGATGCTATTCGTGAGTGTTTACAAATGGGTGGTAATTACGAAGAAAAAGATTATGAATATGAATTAAAAGATGATAGAAGAAACGAAGAAAGCGTTGGAGATAAATACGAAGTATTAGAATACTGGGGAATTATGGATGCTCAGTATGCTCGTGAAGTAGGAATGGAATTATCTGAAGATGTAGATGATTTAGATGAAGTTCAAATTAATGCTTGGATAAGTAATGGTAAAGTATTAAGAGCTGTAGTTAATCCATTTACACCACATAGAATACCTTACAATGCTTTTACATACGAAAAGAATCCTTATAGTTTCTTTGGTATTGGTGTAGCAGAAAACATGGATGATTCACAACAGATTATGAATGGTCATGCAAGAATGGCTATTGATAATCTTGCATTAAGTGGATCAGTAGTATTTGATGTAGATGAATCTGCTTTAGTTGGTGGACAGTCTATGGATATTTATGCAGGTAAAGTTTTTAGAAGACAAGCAGGCATGGGTGGTCAAGCAATACATGGAATTAAGTTTCCTAATACTACACAAGAAAATATGATGATGTTTGATAAGTTTAGACAGCTTGCAGATGAACAAACAGGTATTCCTAGCTATTCTCATGGTCAAACAGGAGTACAATCTATGACTCGTACTGCATCAGGTATGTCTATGTTATTAGGTGCAGCATCTTTAAATATTAAAACAGTAGTAAAGAATTTAGATGATTTCTTACTTAAACCATTAGGTGAAGCTTATTATCAATGGAATATGCAATTCTTTGAAGGTCCTATAGATATACAAGGTGATCTAGAAGTTAAAGCTATGGGTACAAATAGTTTAATGCAGAAAGAAGTACGAAGTCAAAGATTAACAATGTTCTTACAAACGGCACAAAATCCTGCCATTGCTCCGTTTGTTAAGATCTCTAAAATTGTCAGTGAGCTTGCTTATAGTTTAGATTTAGATCCAGATGAAATATTAAATGATCCTGAAGAAGCAGCAATCATGGCACAGATAATAGGAGCACAAAATGTTGGACAAGCAACTGGCAGCCAAGCTGTCTCCCCTAACGAACAACAAGGAGCTATGGGAGGCGTTCAAGGAGCACCTGAACAACCTCAAGACGTTGGAGTTACAGGCACTGGTGGTGGCAACATCGGAACAGGAAATGTTCCGCAGGCAGGGGAGAGTGAATTCTCTGGATAAACTATTAACATTAAGAGAACAAAGTATAGAAGCTCGAAAAAGAATAGAGGAATAAAAAATGTCAGGAGCAGGTACTCTTTTAGCTAAAGGAGCAGTAAAACTTTTTCATGGAGCTAAAAAAGATTTTAAATCTTTTGATTCTAAATATGCTACTGAAACAGCTTTTGGAAAAGGTTTTTCATTTACTCCTGATAAAAAAGTAGCTGAAAGTTACGCTAAAATTACTCCTTTTGAACTTAAAAAACTTTATGGTAAAAAATATTTAGATGCAGCTATTGAAAGAAAAAAAGAAGGCGAACCTTTATTATATCAAGTAGAAGCAAATTTAAAAGATAACGAAACCTTAATAGTTAGAAAAAATTTTGATAATCAAAATAAACAAGTACAAAAAAAATTAAAAACTTTAATTGAAAAAGAAAATATTAATATAGATGACTTAAATTTAGATAAACCTAAATTTTGGAGACAGATTCTAAAAGCAACAGAAAAAGATGCAGATGAATTATTTTCTAAATATGGAATTAAAGGATCTATAAAAGATGCAAGAGGATCTTCAATAAAACAAGTAGGAGGTGAATTAGAATATACAATCTATGATCCTTCAATTATAAAAATTATAAATAAAACATTTTTAGATAAAAATAAAAAAAATGAAGGTGATAAAATGAAAAAAACTAAAAGAACTAAAAAAGCTGTAGGCTCAGTAGCACAAGAAGCTGCTAAAGGAGCTGATTCATTACTTCAAGCAGCTAAAGATGATGTTAATGAAATAAACAGAGGACCTTCAGAAGAAACTTTATTATCTACTCCTGAAAGAAAAACTCCAATGCCTAGAGAACAAGAAGAGCGTAGACCTAGAACATTAGATAGAGAAGATCCAGAAGAAGAACAAATACAAATAGAACAAGTAAATGTCCCTGCACCAGTTCTTGCTGATATATGGTTTGCAGAAAATACTACACCTCCACAGCCTGAAGAAGTGGTTCCTTTTGAAAATGCTGTATCTGAAGCTGTAGTAAAGAATGAAACTGAGTTTGAATTTAATAATAAAATGTATAATATTAATGAAGAAGCTAAATCAAAAATAGAACAAGCAGAAGAAGGGGATGAAGAAAGAGAACAATTTTTTCGTGGATCAAAAACATTAACAAAAAATAAAGAAGGAACAATGATGGTAGGATTAGGTGAAAAATTTAAAAGTTTTGTTAGACAACCTTTTCAAGAAGGTGGTATGCCTGTAGATACATACTCAAATATTCCACCTGAAGAAATGGAAGCAGTAAAAGCTTCTCAACTACCTGATGATGTAATGGAAGAAAAACATGAAGAATTTATTATTGATGAAGCTTTAAATGATAGAGATCAAGATTATCTTATGGAAGCTTTAGAACAAGATCCAAAACTAAGTACTATCTTTGATAGAGTTATGGATGTAGCAACAGAATTTTCTGGTGCAGGTACTGTAAATGGTATGGGCACTGGAACATCAGATTCGATACCTGCTAGGTTATCGGATGGTGAATTTGTATTCACCGCAAAGTCAGTTGAAGAACTTGGTGCAGATAATCTCCAAATGTTAATGGATAATGCTGAACGAAGTTTTGATCAACGACAACAACAAGCAGTTGGTGGTATGATGCAGGATTCAAGCACTAGCAATGTTATGATGAATAATAATCAAAATAATATTGATAAAGAACTTAATTCTATGATGATACAATCAAGCCAAATGCAAAAACGATAACGTAAGGCTACCTAAATTTATTTTAGCCCCTTACATAAATAATAATTAACCTAGAGGCGACCTTTTAAGTTCAAGCCCTTATATTGTGTAGCTAACAATATAGCCACCTTGAAAGACTAAAAGCCCCAAAAGGAGAGCGACAATGACAGATAAAACAGAACAAGAACCAACAGCAAACCCTTATAATAGAAATAAATCTTGGCATACACCAGATAAACCTAGTAAAGGAGATGCTGATTCTTTATTTTTTGATGATACACCACAGGCTACCTCCAGTAATGAAGCCCCTGTAGAAGAAGAAACAAAAAAACAAAGAACTAATTATAAAAAACGATATGATGATTTAAAAAAACATTATGATGAAAAAGTTGCTACATTTAAGCAACGTGAGCAAGAACTAATGGCATCAAAAGAAGGACCATCTTATGCTCCTCCTAAGACACCTGAAGATCTTGAACAGTTTAAACAACAATATCCCGATCTATATGATACTGTAGAAACTGTAGCTCATCTTCGAAGTCAAGAAGAAACTGACGGCTTACGAGCTAAGTTATCTGTTCTTGAACAAAAAGAAGCAGCAATAACTAAACGAGAAGCTGAAACAACTTTAAAACAGGCTCATCCTGATTATGAAGATCTTAAAAGAAGTGATGCTTTTCATTCATGGGCAGAATCACAACCTGAAGAAATTCAAAAGTGGATCTATCAAAACCCAGATAATGTTAATTTAGCAGTCAAAGCTATTGATTTATATAAATTAGAAAATGGTATTAAAACAAATAGTTCTAAAAGAAAGTCAAGTAAGTCGCAATCTACTGGATCTGCAGCAGACATGGTATCTACTCGAACAACTTCAATAGATACTAAAGAGCCTAAGATCTGGACTCGGAAGGAAATTAACGCTCTTTCTATGGATGATTATGACAAATATGAACAAGAAATTGATCTAGCCGTTAGAGAAGGAAGAGTACGTTAGTTTCTATAACTTTTATTCTTTTTATAATGAGGTAACTAATCATGGCTTTTAACCAATCAGATGTGAACTTTGCCCAATCAAGTGGCAGTAACTTCACAGGAAATAACTTCTTACCTGAAGTCTATTCGAAAAAGGTTTTAAACTTTTTCCGTAAAGCTTCAGTTGCAGAAGCAATAACAAACACTGACTATGCAGGTGAAATTGCATCTTTCGGTGATACAGTAAAAATAATTAAAGAACCAACTATTGATGTTCATCAGTATGAGCGTGGTGCTGATATTACTAAAACTACTTTAACAGATACTGAAAGTACTTTAGTAGTTGATGTAGCTAACGCATTTAAATTTATCGTAGATGACATTGAAGAAAATATGTCTCACGTAAACTTTAAAGAAGTAGCAGCATCTTCAGCAGCTTATGCATTACGTGATGCATTTGATACAGGTGTAATTACAGAAATGCTTGCAGGTGCTGATGGAAACTTTACTCGCTTTGGTGATGGTCAAGCAAGTACTGACCACATCTTAGGTGCTGATGCAGCTCATAACAATAACTCTACTTTGGATAGTGCTTCTTCTCCAGTTGATTTAGGTTTTGATTCTGGCGAAACAGATCCTCTTGATCTTTTAGCACGTATGGCTCGTTTACTTGACGAAGCTAATGTACCAGAAGAAGGAAGATTCTTTGTAGCATCTCCTGATTTTTATGAAGAGTTAAGTCAGTCAGGTTCTAAATTGTTGTCTGTAGACTTCAATGCAGGTCAAGGCTCTATTCGTAATGGTCTAGTTAGTTCTGGAAAATTACGTGGCTTTGAAATGTATAAGTCTAATAACATTCCTGCTACTTCAACAGGTGGTGTAGTTAAACAAGTATTAGCAGGTCATGTTTCTGCTACTGCAACTGCACAAACTATCGTAAATACTGAGGTCATTCGTGATCCTTCTAGCTTTGGTGATATTGTTAGAGGTCTTCATGTTTATGGTGCAAGTGTATTACGTAAAGAAGCATTAGTTAAAGCTTTCTATAGCACAGACTAATATTAGGTAATTAACTTGAGGGGTGTAAAAACCCCTCTTGTTTTATTGGAGATTTACATGAGTCAAATAGGAACAACAGGAAAACCAGTAAGATTAGGTCATAAAGGAACAGTAAGAATAAATAGTTCTGTTTATGGTGGTGAAGCTAGAAAAAACTATAATGATAATTATGACAAAATTTTTGGAGGATCTAAAAATGATGTACGACAAAAAGAAAATGGCTGATGGTGGCAAACTTAAAATGGTAGAAAAAGATGGTAAGCGTGTACCTTTTTATGCTGCTGATGGCAAAGGAAAAATGATGCATGGTGGCAGAGTAGAAAAAATGGGTGGTGGTCGCATGATGTATGGTCATGGTGGCTTTGCATCTATTAGAGATATGGAAAAAAAATGTAATTCAATGGCAGGCTATCAAGAATCAAGTCAACGTAAAGAAGACAAATAAAGGTATATAATATATGGCTACAACATATCTACAACTAACAAATGAATTGCTTCGTGAATTAAATGAAGTACCTTTAGATTCTAATACTTTTTCAGAAGCAGTAGGTATTTCTCAACACATTAAAGATTGTGTAAATAGAGCATACATGGATATTATTATTGATGAACCACAATTACCTTTTTTATCTGCAGGTGAAAGTGGTACAACAGATCCTATGTATGGTAATGTATATGTAGAAACTGTAGCAGGAACTAGATGGTATGAATTAAAAGAATCTAGTTCAAATATAATAGATGATTATGGTTCAATAGATTGGGATAATTTTCATGTTACGACTGTAGGTGTAGCAGGAGAAACTGCTCCATTTACTTCTAAAAGTTTAAATTTTTTAACTTTAGAAGATTGGACAAGACATAGAAGAGATCAAGAAAATAGAGATGATGCAGATCAAGCAGTAGGTGGAGTGCCTACTCATGTACTAAGAAGTCCTGATGCAAGAAAGTTTGGTCTTAGCCCAATACCAGATAAAGTATATAGAGTATGGTTTTATGCTTGGAATCAACCAACAAGATTATCAGCACATAGTGATACTATAGTTTTTCCAGATATGTACGCTAATGTGCTTTTAGCAAAAGCAAGATATTATATGTGGCAGTTCAAAGATGCTCCGCAACAAGCAGCTTTTGCATTAGACGATTACAAAAGATTATATGATCAAATGCGTTCTAATTTATTAGAGCCTGTACCTACTTATATAACAGATGATAGAGTGAGATTCATTTAAGATGGCTCAAACACAACCATATGGTTTTGCTTGTCAAGGTGGCTTAGACATAAATCAAAGTCAATTTGTTTTAGCACAACAACAAGCAGGAACAGCAGTAGACTTAATAAACTTTGAAGTAGACTCTGATGGAGGCTATAGAAGAATTAGTGGGCATGAAATAGTAGCAGCAGGTCGTATTAATAGTATAGCTACAAAAATTCATGGTATAACTCCTTATACAAATGGTGGAGCTATAGCTGCTGTTGGTACAGATATTTATCTTGCTGATTCAACATTATCTGATGGTACTCATGATAGTGATACATGGTTAAAAATAAATAGATCTGGAGGTGTAGTACCTGCAGCTTCTGGTGGTAATAATTATACTGATTTTTCTGCATTAAGTGTTGCAGCTAGAACAAGTCAAGACAATGTAAAGTTTACAATATATGAAACTGCATTAGATCCAGAAATTGTAATATTTGATGGAGTAAATGCTCCATTACATTTTAAAGCTTCTGCAGCAGGAGAGCATACAGCTAAAACATATTGGGTAACTACAATAACTGTAAATACAGGTACAATAGCAGGAACAAATCCTGCATTTGGAATTATACATGAAAATAGATTAGTTACCAGTGGAGACACATCTAATCCTAATACAGTTTTTTATTCAGAAGCTAATGATATAGATGATTTTGGAAATGGTGGATCTGTAACATTAGAAGATAAAGTAGTAGGATTAAAAAGCTTTAGAGGCGATATAATTATTTTTTGTGAAGATAGTATTCATAAATTAATTAATATTAACGATTCTAACAATGTAGCAGTTGTTCCTATTACAAAACAAGTAGGCTGTTTATCAGGTGATAGTATTCAAGAAATAGGAGGAGACTTAGTTTTCTTAGCTCCTGATGGAATTAGAACTTTAGCAGCTACAGAAAAAATAGGTGATACAGAATTAGGTTCTGTAAGTAGACAAATACAACCTTTAATAGTAGATGATATAGTTAATAATATAAATAATTTAACAATTAGAAGTACAGTAATTAGACGTAAAAATCAATACAGACTATACTATTCTAACTTATCAGAAGCAGAATCATTAGGCAAAGGAATAATAGGTACATTAACTAAAAGTGGTTTTGCATGGTCTGAGATACATGGATTTCAAGCAACTTGTACTGCAACAGCATTTAATCATTTAGGAATTGAATCAACTTTTCATGGAACTAATGATGGCTATATTATTAATTCAGATAACGATACTTCAAGTGTTTTTAAATTAGCAGGTGCTAGTGTAGATATAGAATGTTCATACACAACTCCACATTTAGATTTTGGAGATTTAGCAACTAGAAAAACTTTAAACTTTGTAAAACTAGATGTAAAAGCAGAAGGAACAGTAACTCCTAAGTTATCAATAAATTTTGATAATGGAGATACAGATACATTACAGCCACCCACGTATACTATGAATACTTTAACTGCTCCTTCATTATTTGGTACAGCAGTTTTTGGAACTAATATATTTAGTTCACCAAAAAAATCTTCTGAGAAACAACCAGTACAAGGTAGTGGTCATAATGTTAGTTTTACAATACAAGCAGAATCAGCAGATAATTTTATAATAAACGGAATATATGTAGACTATTACCCATCAGGTAGGAGATAACAAATGGCAGCAAATGATAATTTATATGGTTCAAAAGTAGGAACTTATTCTAGTGGTGGGGTAATTACTCATACTTTATTTAATACCGAATTTAATGCAATTGCAAATTCTTTTCATGCAACAGATGGTCATAACCATGATGGAACTGCAGGTGCAGGAGCACCAATAGATAAACTAATGGCAAATACAATTACTTTAGGTGATAATTCATCTGGAACTATTACTTTAAATTTTAATGCTTCTTCAGGTGATGGATCTTTTACTTGGAATGGTGGTGGATTTTTTAGATTTAGTAATGATATAATAATGAGTGGAACTCTAGAGCTTCTATTAAGAGATTCTAATCAAAGTATAAACTCAAGCACAGCAGGACAATTAGATATTACTTCATCTGCTTTAATTAAAACTTCAGGAGGTTTAGCTACTACTCCTGTAACACTTACTGGGGCAGGAGGTGCTCTAGCAGTAGATATAACTGAATCACAAATGTTTTTAAACACAGGCTCTGGAACTACAACACTAACAATGGCTGCAGGAGCTGATGGTCAACAAATGAGAATAACAATGGAAGTTGCAGGCAATAATGCTACAATGTCAGCTTCAGATGGAAACTTAGTAACTTCACAGGCTTCATCAATTACTTGGGATGCAGTAGGAGAATCTGTAGACTTTGTATACAGTGCATCATTGAGTAAGTGGTTAATAGTCAATGTGCATGGTGCAACTTTATCTTAATTTTAACTTTTTAACACAGGAATAAAAATATGAAAACCTTTAATAATGATAGAACTGTATTACAGCCTAAAATTAAAAAATCAGGTAATGCTAATGGTTTAATACAAGTAAAAAATACAAGTGGCACAGCAGTATATTTATTTGGAAGTTTAAATAATTCTGATTTTGTTTTAATAGAATCTTTTAATGCAGATACTATTAAAGAAATTCAACTTTGCCCATTTATGAAAGTTGCAGGCAGCTCTGATGCAAGTACTAATGCAACTAATAATGTTGTAATGTTATTTGAATATAACGCTTAATAAACGAGGATTTTAATTATGGCAGGACCTAATATTTTAAATGCAGGTAATGATAATACTCAAGCAAATACAGATACTACATTTTATGAATTAACATCTGTTAGTGTAGTGCATGGAAATAATGCAGTAACAGCAACTGCACCTGCTACAACAAAAACAGCAATAGTATTAATAGCAGTTGATGTAGACAACTCATCAACTTTAACAATAGATGATCCTATTACATGGGGTTCTTTGCCAAGAATAGCAGATTTACAATATGATCCTGATACTACAGGTGTAGATACTGTTCGTGTTGCTAGAGCAGCTATATTTGATTTATCAGGAGAAGGTGCAGTTAGTGCATCATTAAGTTTTAATGTAAGTGAAACAAGTGTAGCTAATGCAGTAATTTCAGTAGTCTGTACTGATGGTTTTGTTCAATCTGCTTTATTACAATCAGTTACTGCAAAAAATGCTATCTATAATAGATCATATACACCGAATGCTGATTCTTGTGGGCTACTAAATATGGTTATATTTGATGGAAGTCAAACTATGACAGCACAAACAGGAACAGAATTATTTGAAGATACATCAACAACTGGTATTAGTGGTACAGCATATTATCAATCATCTGCTACAAATAATCAACATGAAATTGAATTTGTTGCTAGTGGCTCAAATGATTGTGTATGTTTAGATGCTATATTAACAACTCAAGTAGATCCTTTTGATGGTATCACAGGAAAACTAACTTCACCAGTGGTTAAATAATTATGACTGAAAAAAGAATTACTACAAAAGATGTATTAGCACGTATGGAAAAACATGAAGCTGAATGTAGCATACGATGGAAGAATGTAGAAAGACAATTAGAAAAAGGTGCAGAAAAAATGCAACGACTTGAAAATAGAATATATGGTTTTAATGCTATACTACTTACAGGCATAGTTGCAATTTTATTTAAATTAGTTTAAAGGATTTAACAATGAGTAAATATTTAGAAGCTTTAAGAAAGAGAAGACAAGCATTTCAAACTGGCGGTACAGTTGAATCTATTCAAAGACGAATAGGAACTTTAAATGCACAAATATCTAGAATACAACAAGATATAGCAAATCGTTCTGCTCAAGGTGAAGATACAACTAGTCAAAATCAAAGTTTAGAAAAAGCTCAAACAGAGTTAAATGAAAAACAAGCAGAGCTTGCAACTGCACAATCAGAAGTTCAACAACAAAATGTAGAAGCTATGGCATCAGCTAAAGATACTCCAACTGGGCAAGAAGCTATAGCAGGACAATCAGCAGATTTATCAGAAGTAACAGCTTCTAGACCAGACTCTGCTACATTACCAGATGCTACATTAGGATTAGCTCCTGATATTTCTGCAGATGAAGAAGCATCTAAACCTTATGTTACAGCACAAGAAGATATTCAACAATTAGAAACTGGAAGAGCCCAAGATACAGCAACAATAACTAAAGAAGATGCAGGGCAAGCAACACCACAAGATGCTGCTCAAGTATCTACTGCTTTTAGCACTAAAGGATTAACTCCTGCACAACAACAAGCAGCAAGTCAAGAATTTCAAAACACTCCAGAAATGAAAGAGTATAAAGAGCTTTCTGATCAAATATTTCAATCTGAAGAATATATATCTACATCTAGAAAATTATCACAAATAGCAAGCATGGAACAAGCAGCAGGTCAAGACCCTTCAAAATCAAAAGAAGTTATTGAATTACAAAAAAAACTTGCTGAGTTAAGAGCTCCATTAGAAGCTAAGAATAAAGAATTATCTGAAAAACAAAAAGCTTTTATGGCAAAAAAGGAGCAAGAACTAGGCTCTTCTCGACCTTCAGTTGAAACTGCTACAATAGATGTTGCATTAACTCAAGAAATACAAGACGAGTTAGGACCACCTCAAGGTTCTGCAGCAAAAGTATTAGAGCAAGTAGATGTTACAACAGTTAAAAGTTCTAAAGAAACAGGACAAGGTTTAGCAGAGCAAGGTATAGACAATGAAATAAGTAATGCTATAGCTAATGACCCAGAAGGAGCATTAGAAAAGCTAGAAGGTACAGATATTGAAAGTCGTGCAAATATTGCAGATCTTCCAGAAGAAGCTCTTATGTCAGCACAAATGGAAGGTCTTCTTGCAGGAATGGAAGAAGGTAAAACTCCTTTATGGGCTAAACCTGCAGTAGATAAAGTTAATGCTATGTTAGCAGCACGAGGAATGTCAGCTTCAACTGTAGGTCGTGATCAATTATTTAATGCCATTATACAAAGTGCTATGCCTATAGCTCAAGATAATGCAAAAGCTTTACAAGCTAGAGCAGCTCAAAAATTAGATGCAGCAGTTAAGTTCAAATCTCAAGAAGCTGAGTTTGAACAACAAATGAAAATAACTAATTTAAGCAATCAGCAAGAAGCATATATGGCAAAGTTAAAATTCAAACAAGAAAATATGTTATCAGATCAAGCATCTAAAAATGCAGCAGCTCAATTTAATGCTACAAGTGAAAATCAAACTCAACAGTTTATGGCTTCGCTTCAAAACAATATAGAGCAGTTTAATGTTGCTGCAGAAAATGCAATGAAACAATTTAATATTACAGAACAAAATAAAATGGAAGCATTAAATGCAGGTAATGAATTAGCGTTTGAACAATTTAATACTCAACAAATAAATGACATGGCTAAGTTTTATGAACAAAATGAATTAGCTCGTGAACAGTTTAATGTTACTAATGCTCAAGCTATAGAACAATCTAATATAGCTTGGAGAAGATCTACAAATACAGCAGCCACAGCAGCAACTAATGCAGCTAATCAACAAAATGTTCAAAATGCTTTTAATATGTCTACATTAGAACAAACAAACTTGTGGCAACAACTGAGAGACACTGGTTCGTATATTAGAGATGCTTATCAAAGAGATCAAGATAGAAAAACTACATTACTTAATACAGTGTTAGGTTTAGAAAATATGACTAAATATAAACAAAGCTCAGAACTTACTAGATCATTAGATAATATTAATGCATTTTTATCAGAACTAGATTTTTAATTAGGAGAAAATTAATGGGTTTATTTAAAAGTATAAGAAAAGAAATTAAAAGAGCAGGAAAAAAACTTAGAAAAGGAATTAAAAAAATATCAAAAGCTACAGGCTTAGATGGTATGATTCGTAGAACAGGTAGAGCAATAAAAAGTGGACTTGCTAAGTTTGGTGAGTTTATGGGTAGTATAGGAATACTTGGACAAATTGCAGTTACGCTTATGTTACCTGCTATTGGAGGTGCTCTTTTAAAATCTGTAAACTTTGTAACTAATACATTAGCAGGTGTAAAAGGCACAGGTTTAGCAGCTAAACTAGCTAGAGGAGTTGCTAAAGTAGGTCAATTTGTAACTAAATCAGTTTCTAAAGTAGGTAATGTTTATAGAAATGTTACTAAGGGAGTAACAGATACTATTACAAATTTTTCAAAAACATTAGGAAATAAAATAGCAAATGTTCTTCCTGATGGTAAATTAAAATCTTTCTTTGCTAACTCAGGTCCTGAAAATTTCTTTGCAGGAAAAGACAGTGCTTTTTCTAAAAGCTTTGGAGAAGCAGGAAGATTAAATTATAAAAACTTAGCTATAAGTGAAGATCAACTTTTAGATAAAATAGCTGAAGTAGATTTTGGAATAGCTCAAGCTACAGATCCTAATGCAGTAGCTAGACAAGCAGGTGATATAAAAATAAATGCTGTAGATGGTACAGAAGGAATTATAAATGTAGAAGATATTAAAAATTCAAAAGGAGAGGGTATATTTAAAAATACTTTAGAAATAGATCCTGATACTGGACTAAGAAAATTTTCTCCATCAAAAGGAGATTTTATTATTTCAGATACTTCAGGAAGAGAGTTTTTTGCAGATGCATCTGCATTTGAAAATTTAAATGACTTACAAGTATTTGATACAAAATTAACTGATATACCTGAAGGTCCATTTAAATTTAATGATGTATCTGAATTTAAAACTTTATTAGGTGGAGAAGATCAAGCAGGATTCTTTGGTAAATTAAATCCTTTTAAATCACATTTAAACGAAGAGTTTAAAGTAGATGGTGAGCTTATAAGACCAGAAGATATGACACTTAAACAAAAATTAGTTACAGCTCCTTCTCGTGCAGCACATGGAGTAGTAGAGATGGCAGTAGATGCTCCTGCAAATTTAACTTATGGTGCTGTTAAAGATAGTGTAAATTTAAAATTACAAGAAGCAATTTTAGATCCTGCAACAGCAGAAATTGTAAACTATTCGCCATCTTCTGCAGTAGCCACTGGTGGAATGTCTGGAACTTCTTATGGTGGAGAAATGCCATCATATCAAAATTATGTTACCAATGAAGGAGCATATGGTTATAATGCACATAGATATGCTCAAGATAGTTGGGATACTTATAATAATTATAGACAAAGCATAGGAATATCATAATGGAATTAACTGAAGCTCAACAAGAACAAAATAAAGTTGCTAGTAATTTTGGTGCTCCTATAGCAGGACAATCATTAACTAATGATCCAGAAAATCCTGCACCTTTTGAATCAGCACCAAGAAATACTGCATTACATCAAACACTAGAAAAAATATGGGGACACATGATTAGTCCTAAATTTTATATAGCTAGTATGAAACTTTTAGATGATCAAGTTCCAGTAATGTCTCTTACTGAATTATATTTAATGAATGGATTTCAAGAGGGTCAATGGAATCCTGATTTAATGATGATGCTTGTAGAACCTGTTGCTTATATGTTTATTGCGTTAGCAGAAAGAATAAATATAGATTATATAGTATATGATCAACAAGAAGATGATGCTGAAGAAGGAGAAGAAAATTTATTTGGTTTAAAAGTAGATGAAGAAAAATTTGAAATGCTACTAGAAAACTTAAAAGATTTAAAAGTTCCAGAAGGATCTTTAACTAGAGAAATAGAAACAAGTTTAAAAACTCCTCTTAGAGAAGTAGAGCTTGAGCTTAAAGAAGAATTAAAAGAAGACAATGAACAAGAACAACCAGAACAACTAGAACAACCAGAAGAAACACCAGAGCCTAGTTTATTAGAAAGACCATCACAAAATGAGGAAGCATAGTTATGGCTATTGAAGATTTCGGTAATTCGTTACTTTCTGCACAAGAATCAAAAAACGAAAAACTATATAAAAAATTAAGACGAGATCGAAGAAATGATGCAAAAGATTATTTTGTAGATTCTTTAAAATATAGATTAGCAGGCACAGCCGTAAAAGGAATTTTAGATACTGCTTTAAATATCGGTAATGATATGGTAAGAGAAAGAACTACAGAATTTTTTAATAGTGAAGATGCTTTAGCTAAAAGAGCTTTGATTAGTTCAACTCTTAATAATGTAGAACAATTAAATAATGAAATAGAAAATATTAATAAATTTCAAGGCGGAGAAGCTGCTTATTTTTTAAATCAAGCAACAAATGATGTTGCGTTAGGTTTTGATGATTTTGCAATTAAACAAGGTAATCAATATAGTAAAACTCAACTTGATAATTATAAAACTGTTCTTATTAAAGATAGAGCTAATCAATTAAGAACTGCACATAATAAAGTTAAAAATTCAGTTAAAAGTTTAGCAGATAGAGGAATAAAAAATATAGAAGATTATGATAAATTAATTGGAGAAAATTCTCCTCAAACTATATCTGGATATTTTGCTGATAAGGTTCAAAAAACTTTTACAGGCACAGATCCTTTAAAAAATTTCTTTAGAACAAATAAAGATATTTTTGATACTGCTGAAGAAAATCAAGCATTTTTTGAAGTCTATGAAAATGTAACAAATGATTTAGATTTTGCTGATGAATTAGCTCAACATAAAGTTCAATATAAAAAAACAACAGGAAAAGATTTTGTATTTAGCAAAACACCAGATATAACATATGATTTTAAAAATAAAATTGAAACTGAGATTTCAGTAGAAAGTGCAGTAGGAGGAGTTTTTGACAAAATAAAAGTAACATTAATTCCAGAATTTCATAATGGCATACCTATACGATTAGTAGATTCAATAACTAAAGAAGCACCAGAAGGAAACATAACAAGTCTTAATCCTATGTCTCCTACTAAACTTAGAGAAAATTTTCAAAATAAAAAATATGTTGATAGAATAGCACAAGTTGCTACTTTTTTTAATAATATTAATTTTAAAGATATGGAAGTTGTTGAATCTTATGTTAAATTAAAAACAGGTAAAGATTTAAATGTATTTGCAGCAATAGCTGATACAGGAAAAGTAGATGATATTGCTGATATGGCATTTTTAAATGAACTTTATGGTACTATTGGAGTAACACAAAAAGGTCTTATGGATAATTTTGGTTTGAATTTTGATACTGCTGCAAGTTTATCTAGTTCTATGCACGTTCATAATATTAAATTACAAAAAGATAGAGCTAAAGTAAAAACTAAAATAGGTTTTAATTTTCTTGATGAAGAGTTTGCAGATAATAAAAATGAAATAGATGTAACTAAAAGTGCATTAACATCTAGTTTTATGGCAGGAGGAGACACAGGTGGTTGGAACTCTATGATGGCTGCTTTAGCTTTAAATCATGAATATATAAAAAATGCAAATACAGGATATGGGCAATTTTCAGGCGAAGAAGATCTTGTAGATATGGTAGATGAAATTGCAGGTATGTCAGATGTTAATTTTTTAAATGATGTATCTACAATGCAATTTACTACTCTTGTAGAATTAGCATCTTATATTGCTGATTTAAAATCATTATATAATTCAGATGAAAGAACATCTGTAAAAATAACAAAGTATAAAGATGTTTATAATGATAATAATAAATTAATCCTTTCTAGAATAGAAAGAGTAATAGCTAATCGTTTAAATCAATTACAAGAAAATACTGCTACACAATTTAATTAAAAAGGATAAATAATTTATGTCATATGATTCTTATGAATATGCACAATCTTTGATTGAAAAATATGTTGATCAAAAAGAAGAAGAAAAACCTATTGACTCAATAGAAAAAGTTGAACCTGTTTCTCAAATAGACAGGAGAAGTGCAATAAATGAAAGCAGAAAAGCAAGAAAACCAGATTTTAAACCTGATCTAATTGATGATGATTTAATTAATAAAAAAGTTAGAGATTTAAAAATTCAAAATATTATTGATTCTGAAGCTTATACAGGCAATGAAGATAATTCTGAATTTAAACTTTCTGTTAAAGAATTTAATGAATCTCCATATATAGTAGAAAGAATAGATAAAATTACAGACTATATACATAACAATGAAAGTTTATTAGGCAAATTAGATTTAGCTACTGTTGATACAGGTGGAGATACTAGACCATCTGAAATACTACGTGATCAAACTAATAGAATAACTACTATGTTTAATCATAAATCAATTTTTAAAGATGCTCCTGACGAAATAAAACAAGCTATGCAAGAGGTAAATGATGTATGGCATAATAAAACTGAAATAAAAGGATTTTTAGAAGGTCTTGGTGCAACAGGTGATTATGCTGTAGATTTATTAGCTAATTATGAAATATTGCCTACTATTCTTGCAATAGTTTTTTCAGGAGGTACAGCAGCAGGTCCTGTATTAGCAGCTAGAGAAGGATTAAAAAAAGCTCTTACTTCAGGAATAGGAAAAAATCTTGGAGGTGATGCTGTATATAAAGGATTGAAAACAGGAGAAAGTGGTGTTAAATTTGCAGCTAATAAATTAAATACTACAGGAGGATTATCTTTATATGGTCTAACTTATGGTACTGTCTATGGAGATCAATATCAAAAGTTAGGTATGTCTTTTGATCCTAGTAAAGAATATAGTTTTTTTGAAACAGGATTATCGGCAGCAGGAACTGCTGTTGGTGTTCCTTTATTTGGTAAAGGATTTCCTAAAGCATTAGGTTGGGCTAAAAATAAAGTAGCTTCTAAAACTGAAGCTAAAATATTAGAGCATAATTTAGATACTGTTCCTGATGATGGTCCGTTAGAAACTCAAATGCAATTTGATTTTATGGATGACATTAGCGTTCAAGAGCAATTAGATTTAGTAGATCCTACTATAGCTAATTTAACAGATGAAGTTGTTACAGATTTAGATTTAAATAGATTAGCTAAGGAGCTTGAAAAATCTGAAGCAACATTAATAAATCGTCAAATAGAATTTGATAGTGAAGATGAATTTTATCAAACTAATTTAGATTTGGATTTTGAAAAATTTGATTCATCTATAAATAATTTTGTTAATAAAATAGATGCAGGAGAAGAAACAAAAGAAATAATTTCAGATGAAGTGCAAGATATTCTTGCTTCTAATCTTTCGCCAAAAGAAAAAGTTAATAAAATAAAATTTACATTTCATAAGATTGGATCAGATATTACAGGAAAACTTATAGGTGGTAAAGCTCCTAATATTTTAACTCCTTATGTTAAGTTTTCTCCAACAGCTAAAAAACTTCAAACACTTTTAGCACATGAGTTTGCAGAAGAATTTAAGATTGGAACACCTCAACAAAAAAGAATAGAAAAAGATTTCTTTGAAGTTGCTAGACTTTATACAGGAAATGTAAATCAAAGTTTTTTTAGAATACTACAACCTTTATCTATCAATAAACAAAATATTAAAATAAAAGACAAAGTACTAGAAGATTTAAATGTAGCTATTCGTGGTGGTGAATCTACAAGTCCAGAAATAAATAAAGCAGCTTTACAAATTAGAACTTTATTTAAAGAAATGGGTGATGTTTTAGAACAAGAAGGTTTAATAGATAAACAAGTAGAAAATTATATTCCTCGTATGTGGAATAGAAAAACTATTGAAAATAATCAAGAAGAGTTTAAAGAGTTATTAGTTAAGTCTGGTCAATCTAAAAATATAGTTGAAGCAGAAAAACTTTTAAAAAGTTTATTAGAAATTAAAAATCAAATAGGTAATACTGGCACAGGTCATTTCTTTTCAGCACAACGAAAACTTATAGATATTAAAGATGATTCTATGTTTGCAAAGTTTTTTAATCAAGATCTTACAACAATATTTCATCAATATTCTTTTCAAGCAGGTAAAGCTTTAGCTAAGAAAAAAGTTTTTAAAGCTACTAATGCTACAGAATTTGAAACAGTTTGGATAAATAAAATTGCTAAAGAAATGGAAGCTTCAGGTAAAATATTATCTGATCGAGAAAGAAAAGATATTTTAAATTTATATAAAACTACAACAGGTGAAATAAAAAGTAATGGTGTTATTAGACAAAATGTAAGTAGTGGATATGCTTTAATAAATAGACTGGCTTACTTATCTGAAGCTACTTTATCAAGTCTTGGTGAAATATTTATAAATGTAGCAAAAGGAGGACCATTACAATTTTCAAAAGGTTTTATTCAATCTTTAGAGTTAGGTTTTAAAACAGCTTTTGGTGATGCACATTCTAAACTTATAACTAAACATGGTTTAACTGTAAATGAAGCTTGGGCAGAACTAAAAAGATTTAATATTGCAGTTCAACAATCAATTAGTCAAATAGATAATAGATTAACTGGTGATGTATTAGAAAATAAAGCAATGCAAGAAATAAGTAATAAATTTTTTAAAGTTACATTACTAGATCAATGGACAAGATTTGTTCAAACAGTTTCTTTTGCATCTGGTAAAAATGCAATTGAAAGAGATATAAGAACTGTTGCTTTAAGAGGATCAAGGGCTGCAACTAGAAGAGTCAATGTAGCTAAAGGAAGATTAAGAGAGTTAGATATAGATATAGATGATGCAGTAAGATGGTATAATTCAGGATCAAATTTAGATGATTCATTTTATAAAAATGGTCTTTTAAATGGAGCTGCAAGATATACTAATGGTGTTATATTACAACCAAATTCTATGTCTAATTTAAAACCATTATGGCATAGTAGTCCTAATTCAAGTTTTTTATATGGTTTATTATCGTACCCAACAGCTTTTTCTAATACAGTATTAAAGGGCGGTCTTAAACAATTAGCTAAATATCCTGAAACTGTTCCAAGTGTAGCTATAGCTGCTTTATTAATGTTGAATACTGCAAGGTTTACTAACTATGTTAGAACTAGAGGTAAATCAGAAGATAAAGCACCACATGAAATTTATAAAGATGCTGTAACAAGAATAGGTGGTTTTGGTATAATATATGATCAGCTAGAAAGAGGAAGAAAGAATGTACAATATACTAGAAATCCTTTTTATTATTTAGGTGTTCCGTTTGGTCCATTTGGAACTGATACTATATCATTACTTGACAAAAAGAATCCTGCAGAATTTTTTGGTAAAAAAGTTCCTTTTTGGACTTCAGCAGATTTAATATTTGGAGATGATGCTGAACAAGAGTATTCTGAGATGTTAAAAGATTGGGATAAAGCATTTAAAGAATTAGTTGTTCCAAAAAGAGACTTTAATAATAAAGGTGGTATAATTGATATACCTAGAGCAGCTTCTGAGCCTGATGAAAGAATAGATAAAATAACAGGTATTCCTTATAATCAACAAGCAGGAGATGCTTTTACAGATATACTAGATAGAGAAGAACGTACTGGATTAGCTATCGGTGGTGTTTTATTTACAAAACTTGCAGGACCTTTAGCAAAACAAATAAATAATGCAACTAGCCAAATTTTTGAAACTAAAATAGTTAATGAAGCATCTGAAAATATAAGAAAAGTAGTGCCTTCTTTACAAAAATTAAATATATCAGCTAATGATATAGATGATATTATTGCTAGTAAAGTTGATAATATGTTAAGTATTAAACCAATAACACAAGATAAAAGATTAAGTGTTAAAGATGATATTAAAATTAATAAAGATATTGCACAGTCTTTATATCCTATAGTAACTAAACATGAAAATCTAATAGATTTAGATGTAGATTCTTCTAATATAAATGAAGAATTAGGATCACTAATTAATTACACAGCTATGCGTATTTTAAAAGATAAAAATAATAGTGATACTATAACAGAAAAAGGAGCTAGAGAATCAGCTAAAAATATTTTAGCTAAGATTGTAAAAGAAGATCCTACAAAATTAGAAGACTTCAAAAAGATGTCAAAAATTATACCGCCTAAAAATTCTATATTAGATGTTCCTGAAGTTGATCCAGTTATTAGAAACGAAAGTTTAGAAGAAATGTTAAAAGACTCTGTTGTTAAAACAAGAGTATATCGTGGTATAACAAACATGATAGATACAGATTATGAAATAGGTTTTGCTGTTCCTAGAGAGATGGGTGTCCATGTAGGTAATGTAGGTCAAGCTAATTTTATACTTGCTAAAGCTCTTTCTAGAAAAGCTGAAGATTTAGGAATACCTGCAAGACTTGAAAAAGATGTTCCATTACAATTGTCAATGAAAGATTATCAAGATTTTTTTGTAGAGCAGGGAGCAATAGCAGAAAAACTTGCAGAAAAACTTGGTGTAGATGAAATAGGAACTCCGCCTTTAGCCATAAAGAGTGGATATATTAATCTTAAAAAACCTTTAAAGTTTGATACTGATTATGGACTTTGGACTTCAGAAAATTTATTAACTAATTTTTATGATGATGTATTATTTAGTTTAGAAGATGGTTTAAAAAGAAAGCTTAGTAAAAAAGAACTTGCTAACTTAAATAAACTAAGAAATGAAATATCAGATATTAGATTTAAAGCTGATGAAGATCAAATTGAAAAGATGATAAATCCAAAATTATCTACTTATGTAGATATAAAAGAAAGATTTGAATATTCTTTGATGGATAAAAAGTTTCAAAACTATCTAAAAGAATTAGGATTTGATGGTATTCAATATAGAAACTTTAAAGAAACTCCAATACAAGGAGAAGATTTTTCATCTTATATTTTATTTGATGCAAATCAATTTAAAAATATGAACGCAGCAGAATATGATTTAACAGATCTTAGAGAAATGCGTTATAGTGGTGGAAGATTAATATTTAATGAAGGCAGTAAAGTTAAAACAGTAGACAGTTATAGTATTAAAAAAGGAGATACTTTATCTTCAATAGCTAAAAAATTTAATACTACAGTAGAAAATTTAATGGAAGTTAATGAAATAGGAAACATGAATGATATTTCAGTTGATGATACTTTAAATATATCTGCTCCTGTTATAAAAAATAAAGCAATAAATGCTCTTAAAAATATTAAAGATAAAAGAATAAATGATAAAGCTATTACTGCTGTAAAAAATATTAAATCAAAAAGATCTAAAGTAGATTGGGATTTTATATCAGAACAAGAAGATGCTTTAAAAACTTTAGAAGCAGTAGTGCCTATGCCTGAAAAATCTGAATCAGGAGTAACAGTTTCAACTGGTTATGATTTAGGAGCTAGAAAAGTTGAAGACTTAAAAAAATTACCTAAATCTTTACAAGAAAAATTAATTCCTTATTTAGGTTTAAAGAAAGAAAAAGCTGTAGAGTTTTTAAAATTAAATCCATTAAAACTTACAGATGAAGAGTATGATATTATTAAAGAAACTATTCATAAAGAAGTAGAATCTAAATTAAGAGAAATGTGGGAAGAAGATACTGGAACTTTATTTAGTTCTTTACCTAAAGGAAAAGCAACTATACTAGCTAGTATTACTACACAGTATGGAAATATGAAAACAAAAACTCCTAATGCTTGGAAGCAAGCAACTTCAGGAGATTGGAAAGCTTTTGTAGAAAACTTAAAAGATTTTAAAGACGACTTTGGTCCAAGAAGAATTAGAGAATTAGAGTTTTGGATTAACTCAGATACTCAAGATTATTTAAATTCTATTGGGGAAGAAGACTTAGCAGCTAGACAATCTTTAATAAAAGACTCAGAAGATAGAAGTAAATTTGTTTATGGATCATTATCAGCTAAAGGAAGTAAAGGTTTTTTTAGTGCAGTAGAAGAAGCTGCTAAACAACTTAAAACTCAAAAAGGTAGTGGTAAAACTTTTTATAATGAGTTAAAGAAAAAACCTTTTGTTACACAAGATGAACTAGAATATTCAGAAATAATGGATCAGTTGTTTATGAAACCAAATCTTACTAAAGATGAAGTAAAAGAAATTGTTTCTAAATCAGCTCCTAAAATAATATTTAGAGATTCTATAGATGATTTTGGACCTGAGTATGAACAGTATACTATAGCACACGAGAAAACAAAACCTGATCCAGAAAATGATGAATTTATTAACAATCTTAAAATGAAAGAAACAGAAGAAATAAGAGCAGAGTTTCCAGAAGGAGTACCTACGTTAGGTCAGTTTATGAAAAGACTAACTAATGATGATGATTTTGATCCTGCATTAGAATTAGATAAATATGATGCAAGATATAATGAAGCTTTTTTTGATAATGTAGATATAACAGATACTGATATGATTATAGATTCTCTTATGGATAGTTTGCCTTTTAAAAATACTAATTATAGAGAAATAGTGGCTCAATTTCCTGAGGTTGGTAAATTTAAAAATATGAAAAGTCAATCAGAACATCATATAGATATACCAAATTACAATAAAAACTTTATGCATATAAGACTGTCTGAGGGTTATGATGAAAATAAAGTATCTTATAGTATTATAGAAGAAATGCAATCTGATTATCATAGGGATGGTCGAAAATATGGATATGCAAAAGATCCTACTTCGCCTTATGCTGAGTTTGTTCCAACTGACCGAGATTTAGCTGAAATAAATTATAATATTGATCAACTATTTGAAGGTGATGATTATGAAAAAATATTTGATTCAGGATTCTATGAAGATATAAAAAGTAATTTTTATGAGTCTGAGTATAGATATGATAACATTAAAGATCCTTTAGATAAAGATATGCCTACACCAGAATATCTTAATAAATTTACACTTTTTGAAGGATATGTTGATGCAGAAGATGTAAATAAAGCAGTTAAATTTTTAGGAAAATTTGGTTTAAATAAAGAACTAATTAACGAATTAATTGTAGAAAGAACAAGATTTGTAAAAGAGTTTCCAGAATATTTAAAAAGCAAAGACTTAAAACCTAGAAGACAAGGTATTTTAGAATATCAATTTAATAAATATATGAAAAAACGAGTTGGAGAAATGTTATCTGAACTAGAAGAAAAAAATACATTTTTAAAAGAAAAAATGATAACAGAAGAGTTACAAACATTACTAGCTGAGTTTGATGGTAATTCTTTTGACCTTATGCTTCCTGTAATAGAAACAGGTGGATATTCTAATAAATTAAAAGATGCTCCTTTTAAAGATACATGGCATAAATTAGCAATAAATAAAAGTGTTATAGATGCTGTAGATAAAGGGGATGATGGAATAGCTTTAACTTTAGGAAAAACTCATACAAATAGATATGGTGAAAGTTTTGAAGAAAAATTTGATGTGCTTTATGATAAAAAAGGAAGATCTTATTTAAATAAATTAGCAAAAAAATATGGACTAACAGTTGAAACAAAACCATTAAAAATTAGAAGTGATAATGAAATGTTTGAAGATCTAGATGAAACTTTTTATGTTCTAAAATTTAACGATAAACTTAAAAAAGATGTATTAGAAAATGGTCTTCCTCAATTTGCTGAAGGTGGGTTAGTAAATGCAGATTGAAGATATTCCAATGGTTCGTTTAACTTGGCTAGATGCTCAAGACAGTGATGGTTCATGGACAGATATTGAAGATATTGTAGCACATGAGCCTGCTATTTGTCAAGAAATAGGATGGCTTGTTCATAGAGATAGTAATAAAGTAATAGTGATGCGTTCTAGAATAGTAACAGAAGACGACACTTTAAAAGAAGGAGGTGGTCATATAGCAATACCTACTTCTTGGGTACTTAAAATAGAAGAGTTAATATTTAATGAAGAAATTAATAATACTAATAGTTTGTATTCTTATCAGTCAGCACATACAAGCTAGTGGAAGTGAAGCAACTGTTGGAGACTTTGGTACTAATCAACAAGCAGAAACAATAACTACCACTACAGAAACAACAGTTAATCAAGAAGGTATGCCAGTAACCACAGCAGTCGGTAATGGTGTTCCTGTTTATAATCAAGATGCCTGTGTTATTTCATCGGGCAGAGGACTGCAATCATTACAGCTTGGTATTAGTTTTAATACTTTAAAAGTTGATAAGAATTGTGAGATGTTAAAGCTTTCAAGACAATTAAGTAGTTTAGGTTTGAAGGTGGCTGCCACTTCAATTCTTTGCCAAGACCCTCGTGTCTGGTGGGCTATGAGAAATGCCCAAACACCCTGCCCAATAAAAGGATTAATAGGAGAAGATGCCATTGAATATTATGTTAAAAACCCACAGTATGTTCCTGACCCTCTTGTTGTTAATAGCTCCACTAAGCTTGAGCCAACAGACGAGTGCAGGGGAGAACGATTACGATATGACTTCACTAAACGACGCTTCATCAGAAATGAAGAATGTAGTACAGAATAGAATACAAGACTATATTCAATGGAGCACACAGTCAATGGCAGATGGTACAACTATTATATACCATCCTACAAGCGGTGAAGAGTACGAACTAACAGCAGAACAAATGGATGTATTTAACCAAGCATATGCAGATGGGCTTGTAAACAGCACTCCAGAGGCTCTCTCGCTTGTTCTATTGAACGATATGATTGACCTAGAGCAAGAAACCTATGAAAGTGAAAAAGAGTCTCTAATTGAAGCTGCCTCAGAAATATCAGCAGTAACTGAATTAGCAGATAAACTTGTAAATGGAGATCAAGAGACTAAGATAAATGCAGAAGCATATGCAACTGAAAATGATCTTAGAGCTATTAAAGAATCTAGCAGACAAAAGTTTAATACATCTATAGATGGTATGTTAGAAGCTAGTATGACTAAGAATATGATTGAAGCCTATGCTCAAGATTCATTTGTAATAGATACTATAGCTCATGCTTTTATGTCTACAAATACTATTATGGATTTCTTTACAAATGCTTCAGTATCAATAGATCAGCTAAATTATACTCAATTAAATCTTGATTGGAATCAAGCTAATGTAGGTGTAAATAGTTTAATGTATGATATGTATGCTACTGTACCTTTTTATTATAATGATATTCAGGTTAATCCTGAACCTAGAATTGGAGGAGAACAATGAAACCACAAGATGTAGCTTTATGGTTAGGTATAGCATCTTCTATTGGAGGAGCTGCTGTAGGTTATGGAACTTTAACAGAAAAGGTATCTGCTTTGGAGGCTTCAACAGATGCTACACATCTAGAAGCTAGATTAACTAAACTAGAAACGAGGATAGAAGACAATGATATTGGACATATTGGCAAACAAATTGAAGAAGTTAAAGGAACTATTAAAGTCCTTGAAGGTAAAGTTGAAGGGTTGGATATTCCAGATACAAGCGAAGTTGAAACAAATCTTAAAGTCCTCGAAACAGAAGTTAAAGGACTTAAAGAAAAAGTTAATAAACTAACTGATAAGAAAAATCCTTTATTATAAGGAGACTATATGTTTGGATTAATAACAATGCTAGTATCGACTCTAGGTGCTACAGGAATGGGGTCGATGCTAAAAATTGTAGCAGGTGCTGTTCAAAGTCGCAACGAGGCTAAAGAAGCAGAAGCTAAAAGAGAACTAATTCGTGATATGCAGATGAAGGAGGCTGATGTTGAATTTCAAAAGGCAATATTTGGAGATGCGAGTGAAGACCCTGAAGCAACGATTTTTACTAGGACTACTCGTAGGATCATTGCTCTTATCGGGATGCTCAACTTCGCCACAATCTCGATCTTATGTACCATCTACCCAACAATCGAACTCATCACATTTGTTCCACCAGAGCAAGCGAAAGAGATCAGCGTTTTGTGGGGACTCTATAAGATGCCTATCGACGAAGGAATCACAACGGCAATCACTACAGGACATATCTCCCTCGTCTCGATTACCACTTTGGGAGCTATAATAGGATTTTATTTTACACCTGCAGGAAAAAGATAGGAGAAACTAATGGGACATTGCACAACTAAAAAGCCTAGAGTTAAAAAAAACAAAGGCTCTAGAGTAAACGAAGCAGGCAATTATACTAAGCCTACTATGCGTAAGAATTTATTTAATAAAATAAAAGCAGGCACGAAGGGTGGTAAAGCAGGTCAATGGTCTGCTAGGAAAGCTCAGTTGTTAGCTAAAGAATATAAAGCCAAAGGGGGCGGATATAAGTAGTAATTAAATTAATATCTCGTTCAACCATATAATATGGTCGGAAGTAAGCAATAGTGCTGAAGGAACGCATTGATAATTTTATCAATTATGTTTTGGAGGTATATTATGACTATACAATATTATAGAGGCGTTAAAGTAAATAAAAATTCTGAAGTTAAAAAATCTAACAAAGAGCAAAACAAACACACTTATCGTGGTGTAGGATATAATAAGTAAGTAAAGGAGTAGTATAAATTATGAAAGTAAAAGCCCCTGATGGTTATCATTGGATGTTACAAAAAAATGGTAGCTATAAATTAATGAAACACAAAGGTAAGTTTGTTCCACATAAAGGAGCAACTTTAAATGCAAACTTTGAAATACAAAAGGTACATAAAAAGTAATGGCTAAAGATCCTAGAGTAGGTACAGGTAAAAAACCAAAAGGCTCTGGCAGAAGATTATATACTGACGAGAATCCTAAAGATACTGTTAGTATAAAGTATGCGACTGTTCAAGATGCAAAAGACACTATCAATAAAGTAAAAAGAATTAGAAAACCTTATGCTAGAAAGATTCAAATACTTACAGTCTTAGAACAAAGAGCTAAAGTACAAAAGAAAAATACACAAGCCCAGTTAGCTAAACAAGCTAAAGCAGCCCTAAAGAGAGCAAGGAGAACAGTGTAATGGCATTAAAAAAATCACAAAAGTCTTTGAAGAAATGGACTGCACAAAAGTGGCGAACAAAATCAGGTAAGCCTTCTGCTAAAACAGGGGAAAGATATTTACCTTCATCAGCTATAAAATCTTTAAGTGCTTCTGAGTATGCTAGAACTTCGGCAAAGAAACGCAAAGATACTAAAGCAGGTAAGCAACATAGCAAGCAACCTAAATCTATAGCTAGAAAAACTAGGAGGCATAGACAATAATGGCTAATAAAAAAGATCCACGATTAGCAAAAGCAGGAGTAGCAGGATTTAATAAACCTAAAAGAACTCCTAGCCACCCGACTAAATCTCATGTTGTAGTAGCAAAACAAGGCGATAAAATAAAGACAATACGCTTTGGACAACAAGGAGTAAAAGGTGCAGGTAAGAATCCAACTACTGCAAAAGATAAAGCTCGTAAGAAATCTTACTATGCTCGTCATAATGCACAAGATGCTAATCCTAGTAAGATGTCAGCTCGTTATTGGTCGCACAAAGTTAAGTGGTAGGATGATTTAAAGCTTGTATTTCAGCTTCTAATTCTTTATGTAAAGGTTTTAGTTTATTACTGCAAGTAGATAATATTTTTCTAATTAGTCTTAGTTCATGTCCCTGAAAAGCTTTTAGCAATTTATCTTCAGGGACAGCACTAAGTTCTGTAAATATAAAACCTTTAGAATCTATAAGAACTTTGAAGCTTATTAAGTTTCCTTCTTTTTTACTCATATAATTCCCATGTTATTCCAGACATTAAATATGATATGGAGACAAGTAATTATCTCCAACCATGTTATCCAACTATATCTCACAACCACCTGCCACACAAGCTAGTTCTTGCGTACCAGTAGTAGTATCTTCTTTTTCAAACTCACCTAGTTTATTCCAATCAATATCTTTTGGCATTTGTTTAAGTAAGTCTTTATATGTTTTTTCATCTACAGCTTCATAAGGTGCTTGCTGATAAACATGATCTGTTCGTGGTAAGAAACTAATACCTGAACAACTATCTAATTTATCCCATACCCACTGACCTGCTGCC